TTTCGAAAAAAAGTTCTCGCACTACATGGCGTGGTCCCTTGCGGGTATGTCCTAGCGAAGCTTCCTTCCCCATTAGGTGTTCTGTGGTCTTGTTTGTTCCGACCACCTTAAATATTACACTCATACGCTCTGATTTACACCAAACTACAGTGTTTTTCTCGTCATTGAATATTATCGCCCTTTTTTGATATTTTTCAATCCATTTTTTAAGAGACTCCACTTTGTGCTCTCGTCTTATTTCTGCTATAACATAATGTTTTTTATGCCGCTGTAGGAGAAAGTCAAAAAGATTGTAAACCCATTTCGTCCATTTAGTAATCGAGAAATTTTCGCTTCCACTTATCCCAAAAGCAAACCACAGTTCCATAAAGTTTTTTTCTTCTGCAATAAAGACAAACCCGAAAGGCTCCCCGCATTCTTCAGCCATGTATATTTCACAAGAAGAAACCAAGTCTCTGAAAAAGTCTTTTATTTTTTCTGTTCTTGAGTGGGGGGAGGAAAACTCACAGCCGCTATAAGCCTTAGTGTTCACAGAATAATCATAAAAAGAGGGCCAGACTACCGAAGGGTCTTTAATATGTTTAATTTTCATCTATTTATTATATAATATATTAATAAAGTGTAAATGAGAATATGGCGGAAGAAGGGAGAAATAAGGCAGCAGCTAGTCTGCTCGATCTACAGCCTACAGCCATATTAGAATTGTTCAGATTCTACCCTGACCGTATCAACAAGCCAAGCCTGTTTCTGAGTATACATGGGGGAGCTATTTTTGATAAGTCAATAAAATGGCAAGGCATTAAATATCTCCCCCTTGGTATAGAAAGTGAAGGGTTTGATATACTGGGAGACGGCAAACTCCCGCGCCCCAAAATAAGAGTGGCTAACGTAAATAATATTGTCACCAATTTTCTTCAAAACTACCAAGACTTTAAAAATGCAAAGGTGGTTAGAAAAAAAGTTCAGGTTAAATTTTTAGACGACTCCAACTTTGACGGTGGGAATCCATTCGGCATAGCAGATAGCAAAGCCGAGCTTCTAGACGAAGAATGGATAATGGGGCGCAAGACCCAAGAATCTAAGATATTTGTAGAATTTGAATTGAATTCTCCTTTAGATTTAGAAAACTTTGATGTTAATTCTAGAGGAGTCCAAGCTAAGTTTTGTTATTGGCAATATAGGGGGGAAGGATGTCGCTACCAAGGACTCCCTGTGGAGAGAGATGATGGGATGCCATTTCTAACCACGGACAACGTCCCCGTAATACCTAACCATACGTCTCCTGAAGATCCCGATGGGGCGATGTCACAAGTAGATTTTTTTGATGATGAAAGTGTTAAGTGGAACGCTCACACAAACTACCAACTAGGCAATATAGCTAGGGTGGAGAGTCCCACCATCTTACTCCCCCTGTATGGGGGAGGGGGTGCCAATGAGAGCGGAGTTCCCCTTAGGACTTTTTATGTGTCTGTAGCGGCGGATAATTCAGGGAATCATCCTGAAAAAAACCCTAGTTTTTGGCAAAAAGATGGTTGCACTAAAAAGTTGGGGGCGTGTCAAAAAAGGTTTAACTCGGCTGATGATCTGATTTTTAGAGGAGCTGGGGACACAGAAAAAACCTTCCCGACAGTAAGGTTCTCAGGGACAAGTATGGGTAATGTAGAATACATCGCAAATAGTGGGTTGTTCCATACCACGGAAGCTGACGTTACGGGAGCCCTAGACCCCAGAAAAGAATGGACTCTTGTGGGGTGGGTAAACATGAATCAAAATTCTCCCAGAGGAGCGGGAATTTTTAGCACCTCTCAAGCTGACAATAATTACTGGCCAGCAGCTCGATATTTAAATATAGGCCGAGACGCAACTTGGGGTGGAGGGTCAAGGAATAATAACGTTATCGCTCAGTATGTGGGGTATAAAGTCACGGCGACTAGGGACGGCGGCAACGCATGGCGCACCCATTTTTTGAACGCGACGACAACGCCAAGCGATGCGACAAATGCCAACACGCCGTCCCTTCAGCCATGGACTCAATATGTTATAAGGCACCGAACAGGAACCGCTAACTTTATTAATGGAGAAGGGGACGATCAGGACACTATAATAGAATTTTTTGTAAATGGAGGCAAAACGACTAACAACGACCAATTCTCGGCACAGGGGGCGCGAAGGGACATGGAGCAGCTCCGCGACAATCTAGGGAACTTCGCTTCGTGGAATGACAGAACTGGGATCAACTGGGGTAGCCCAGGTCCAGCAGAGGGGGATAAACTCTTGCCTCAAACCTTTATGTTGGGGGCGGTCGAGTTCTTTAACAGTAGTAACTATTATGATAGCAGTGGCCCATCCAATATCTCTACTATGAATGGAGAACTAGGAATGTGGGGGCTTTGGAATAGGGCTTTAAAGGAGCAAGAAATACGTTTTTTACGGAAACGCATCGTCCCACCTATAGAGGTGACTACTAACCCTACCCCTTATGTCCCGCGCTTATATACCGAATGTGTCGGGGCTATGAGCACTTTGACAGGAGGCACGGGATGGAGCGACCCCGCAGGGACAGTAGTGCCCGAAGGAACACCCGCTATCCTTTATGGGAAGGATAGCTTAGTGGCGTGGTGGGATGGAACCACAGGAGACCCAAGTATCGGCAATGGCCTACTCGATATCCACACGGGACTCAACACCACTTTAACGGGAAGCGGCAATTTCTCGGGAGTGAGTAACACTTATCGAGACGCCACCACCTCATCTCTTAGTAACCCGACTCCTTCTCAGCCAAGATTCGGGGGATTCCCAGGAACTGATGGATTTAGCTATGGGGGAAAAATTTAAAAAAGCAGAGGAGGCTCTGGGCTGTATTAAAAAGCTTTCTCACAAGAGTTTGAATAGGGAAATTTGCGGCTTTCTAGGCTACGATCATACCCTAAATCAATACATCGTCCAGAAAGAAGAGAACATCGCTGCCACACCATCTTCTCTCTTTTTGATTAATCCTTTAAATTATTTGCTTTTTAAAGATGCTTATGAGGTGGTGGCTATTTTCCATAGCCATATTGTAGGAGATGAGACAGCATCCGAGTTCGATGTAAAAATGGCAGACAATTGTTGCCAGCCGTTTTTAATATATAGTTTAAATACTAAAAAAATAAATATTTATACCCCCGAAACTACCGAAACAGATGTAAAGATACTAGAACGGATTAAGGCTATAGCATGACAAATATAAGATTACATGGGGTTCTGGCAAAGGAATACGGACAAAATTTTTCCTTAAACGTAGGAAGACCTAAAAATGTGCTACATGCTATTGATGCCAACAGGGATGGTTTTATTGCAAGGATGGTTCAATTACACAAAGAGGGGTGCATATATGAGGTTATCATCAACAACACAAGGCTTACTGAGCCCAACAGCCTAGAAGAAGAGAACGACCCCGCAACTATTGATCTAGTCCCAGTTATTACGGGAAGCGGCCCGATAGCTGCAATAGTTGCTACTGCGACTAGCAGTGCTCTTATTGGTAATATAGTGGCCGCTGTGTTTTGGGCTGCTCTTTCTTTTGCGTTAAGCCCTCAACCTGAACTGCAACAAATAGAAGCAACGGCCCAAGGATCTAAATCATCTCTAATTTTTAGCAACACAGTCAACACCGCAAATCAGGGAGCACCTTTGCCTGTTGGTTATGGCCGCTTAAAAGTGGGATCTCAGGTGATACAGGCGACTATTAAGTCCTATCCCCAGCACCAACCAATTGATGAAGCTTTACCCGCCCAAGGATCAAGAGGCGGGGGAGAAAAATTGAGGGGTCAGCAACCAGAAGCATTAGCAACTAATACCGCCCCCTTCTCATGAGTCACATCTTAAAGAAATTACAGGTAGCGGGGGCTCGCAAAAAGAAAAAGCCCAAGCCGCCTATTTATAAGCCTCCCGCAATGGGGGAGTTGCAATATGGAGCTTCTTATAGTTATGCAGAAACTCTTGATCTAATTAGCGATGGGCCTATCGAAGGTTTGGTCGGCCCTCTGGGAGAGAGACTGGAAGGGTTGAGCATCCTGAAGGGAATTTACCTTGATGATACGCCGATAGCGATATCAAACGATATTACCGCATCGGCAGACGCTGTTCTCTCAGAAACAGAAGAAGTAGCCCAGCAATCGAGGGCTATGCAAGTAGCGTCAGCAGACGAGGTCGCTAACACGGGGACAAAATCATTCAGAAATTTCTTTAGAGCTATAACACAACAACCCTCTCTAAGCACAGACGGGATGCTCTCCACCATGAGTTCCGCTCCAGATTCTGGAGGATTTGACCCTTATGAATGGCGTCGTCTACCTGAGATAACTTTCATGAATTGGAGGATCAGGCGGCATGGTTACAGCATGGAGATCCCCCCTCACTTATATGAGGCATCCATAATGGTGAGAGCTTATATCAAAGACGCTACAAGCGCCCAACGGTTTTATTGGTATCTCGATGGAGAACAAAACACAGAAGCTGGAACCCCCTCTGTACCAGTATATAGAAACGACCACTACCCTCGGGGATACTACGGCCACACATCATATGTCGCGGGGAGACCCCAATCTCTGTTTTGGACCGACGCAGACACATTAGCCGCCTCTAAGTTTTTTATTGGGTTTGGTAACGGCAAAGACGTGTGGAACGGCAATTTCAGCAGCACAAATCAAT